TCTGGTGCAATCTGAATGATGAATCAGCGCAACTGGTAAAAGCGATACCGGATGCCGTTGAAGTTAAAGGTTCAGACAGTAACGCGCACAAGGAAAAAGCGATGGCCGGATTCTCTGACGGCAGCATCCGCGTCCTAGTCACCAAGCCAAGCATCGCCGGTTTCGGTATGAACTGGCAGCATTGTGCGGATATGGCTTTTGTCGGTCTGTCTGATTCTTATGAGCAGTTTTATCAAGCGGTGCGACGTTGCTGGCGCTTTGGTCAACAGAAAACCGTCAACGTGCATGTGATTACCGCAGAAACGGAAGGCGCGGTAGTCACCAATATCAAACGAAAAGAAAAGGACGCAATGCAAATGGCCGCTAACATGGTAGAGCATATGAAAGACCTGAATAAGCAAGCCCTCGAAGGCGCTACGACGCGCATTAAAACAGAATACGTGCGCGACGTTGCCAATGGCGAAGGCTGGACGATTCACCTTGCCGACTGTATCGACCTGATACGCGAAACGCCGGATGACTCGCTGCACTATTCAATTTACTCGCCGCCGTTCGCATCGCTTTACACTTACAGCAACAGCGACCGCGATATGGGCAACTGCACTGGTGACGATACGTTCATGGAACACTATCGCTTTCTGGTCAAGGAAATGTATCGCGCACTGATGCCGGGGCGCTTGGTGTCATTCCATTGCATGAATCTGCCGACGAGCAAGACGCACCACGGCTATATCGGCATTCGTGACTTTCGCGGCGAGTTAATCCGATTGCATGAAGAATGCGGGTTTATCTTTCACTCCGAGGTGTGCATCTGGAAAGACCCCGTAACCGCCATGCAGCGCACGAAGGCACTCGGATTGCTGCACAAGCAACTGAAAAAAGATTCGTGCATGTCGCGGCAGGGCATCCCTGATTATCTGGTGACGATGCGTAAACCGGGAGAAAACGAGGAACCCGTAACGCATACCAACGAGACATTTCCCGTGCAAATCTGGCAGCGTTTCGCTTCACCTGTCTGGATGGATATTAACCCTTCCGATACGCTGCAATTCCGCAGCGCACGCGAACATAACGACGAGCGCCATATCTGCCCGCTGCAGCTTCAGGTCATCGAACGCGGTATTGAGTTATGGACTAATCCCGGCGATACGGTATTTTCCCCGTTTACCGGCATCGGCAGTGAGGGTTATTGCGCGATCAAAATGGGGCGCAAGTTTATCGGATCTGAATTGAAGCGCAGTTATTTTGAACAGGCCGTTAAAAACATCGCGCAGGCTAAACTTGAGCAGGGAGGATTATTTGCAGCTTGAACCCGTAATCGTAACCTACGACATAACCGAAACCGAATCACAACGGAAAGCCCGCGAAAAGTTAGGGCTTCCGTTGCCGAAATACTCATTCACCGTGGAGAAATACAATGGCCCTACCGAACGGAAACGCAGCGAGAATCAGAAAAGCTCTGGCAGAATTCCAGCAGGATTCGACGACGCCTACAGCGCAGATGGTGGCAGATAAATTGCAATTGCCTATCAGGAATGTCAGCAATGCGCTATCTCAGATGTATGATGTATATCGGCACCGCCCGAACCATGCGAATGTCACCGTTTACAGTCTTACTCAATTTCAGGTGCAATCCCGCAAGCGGAAATCGTCCACCGTCACGCCGCCGCATTATCACAACTGGCAGACGCCGGAACTTACAGTGCAGCATTACGATATTTATGCGGGGCGTAACTTGGCGATGTTGGCGCGATGATCGAAGTGTATCGGATGCAGGATGATGATGGTCGCGGGCCGTGGCGACCGGGATTGTCTAAATATTGGCGAGATGATAGAGAGGGCATCACAGAAACCGCTATGGATTTAGTGGGCGGAATTAATGAGATGCAATCTCTGCCATCTGGATACGTTTACGGTTGCGCTTGTTTATCGGTAGAACAATTAAAGCAATGGTTCTCAGAAAAAGAACGAGCAATCCTTGAAAGTATTGGATACAAAATTGTAAAAGTAAAAGTCTCCCACATTGTAGCCTGCGGAAAACATCAGGTTTTGATTGCATCAAAAAAACCATTTCAGGAGTGCATCGTTGAAACCTAAATTTAAACCCGGCCTACGCGACCAGCAACGGGCGGTTAAAGCCGCGATGGAAGGCATGGCGCGTTTATACGGAACCACATTGCCAGAGGGCGCACTGTCTGACGTGAAAGATAAAATTGCGAGAGGGCCGCGCACAGTGAAAACAACGAAGCCGGAATCAGAGGTGCAATCGGAAATAATCGACTACCTTGTGCGCCATCCAAAAGTCGCGCTAGTTACTCGAATCAACGCGGGTGCTGTATTCAACGCCAATGACGCGTTTATCAGGTTCCACCATATCTATGTTCCGCACCAGTTCAAAAAATCCAATATCGAAAAAGTCGATCTAAAAATTTCCGATCTAACCGTTATTATGATCGACGGGAAATTCTGCGCGATTGAAGTTAAGGAGGAAACGTGGTTAAAACCCTGCAACGAGCGCGAATACGCACAGCAGCGTTATCTGAACCATATGGACGCGCAGAAGGGCATCGCGTTCTTCGCCGCGTCCGTTGACGATGTGCGGAAAAATCTTATTCTGAATGGGTATTGATATGACCGACTTGGAAATGGTGAAACGGTGCGCGGAGAAGATGGGTTATGAGTTTAGTGATGGCAGCGGGACAGTTTGTGTCTCAAAAGCTGGCGTTGGTAATTACGACCCTCTGACCAATGACGCGCAGGCTATGGCGCTGGTTAAACGGTTTGGACTGTGGATTGAAGCCAACGACGATGGCTCGAAATCGATATGGGTAGTCACTGGCGACCGCGTGTGCGGACAGAATGAACGGTTTATATCTAAAGACCTCAACCGCGCCATAGTCGAGTGCGTTTCACGTTTGCCTGATTAACCTAACGCCGGGAACCGTGCAGCCGTCCTGCACCTTCCGCCATTGCATCAGCGGATACCGGCGCCCTCATAAAAATTATTGACAATACCTATTTTCGTCGGCACAATTCAAGGTGCCTTTACCCGCTTTTTTATAACAGTTTTGGCCTTAGACAAAGGAGATATTCCGATGCGATGCATTGACTTCAAAGAATACCGCAAGAACACCCTACGCGGATTTTTTACGATAGAACTAAGTAACGGAATCCAAATCCGCGACTGCACGCTTCACCAGCAAAACGATAAATCTTGGTTCGGTTTCCCCGGCATCCCGTATGACAAAAACGGAAAGACCGAATACAAGAACGTCATTTACATTCCCGACAAAACCATTCTCGAAAAGATGAAAAACGAGGTCATGAAACACATGGCCGAGCATCTTGACGCGAACGGAACCGGGGGCAGCAATGGCGACCCGCAATGGTGAGGGCGATACACAGCGTTCAGTAACGTCCACTCCGGTTCAGTATGCGCTGCGCTATGCCCGTCTAGGCTGGCCGGTATTCCCTTGCGTCGAGGGCGGCAAGCGCCCCGCGTCAGAGCATGGATTCAAGGACGCGACCCTTGACGAATCCGCCATTAGCAGCATGTGGCGAGACAACCCGCGCGCCAATATCGGGGTGCCTTCTGGCGCTCAATTTTGGGTCTTGGACGTTGACGCAAAATCGGGCGGCTTGGAAAGCCTGCGCGATCTGGAAAACCAATACGGCGAACTTCCGGCTACGCTTTACGCCAAAACTCCGTCAGGGGGTATGCACTTTTTTTTCGCTCCCCGTCCAGACATTGCGAACACCGCCAGCAAAATAGCGCCCGGTATCGATACGCGAGGTCATGGCGGGTATGTCTGTGTTGAGGGCAGTTTGGTTGAGGGAAACCCTTACAGCTTCACGGACTTTGATCCGTTGTTCGATGAACTGCCTGAGCTGGCTACCGCCCCGGTCTGGTTGCTAAACAAGGTCATTGCCGAACGTCCGCAACTGGCGGCGCAAGCCGTTGATACCGGTGAAACGGTGCCTTCCGGTGGTCGCAACGATTTTCTGACGCGGCAAGCCGGCAGGCTAAGAAAGGCCGGATATTCCATTGAAGTGATGGACGCGGCCCTACAAGTCCTGAACAATTCCAAGTGCAACCCGCCTTTGCCAGCTTCCGAGGTTTCAGCCATTGCGAACAGCATCGGCAGGTATGAGGCGGGTAATCTGATCGTAACGCCCGATGTGCCCCGGCAGCGCATCATGGATTTTGGCGTAATCGGTCGCGCAGCACCCCCGCCCCGGCAATGGTTGCTCCCCCACTGGTTATCAAACTCACCAACCCTTGTGGCCGGTAAGGGTGGTGTCGGCAAGTCTTTACTGTCCCTGCAAGTCGCGTATGGCCTCGCCAGTCAAACGCCGGTATTCGGGCATACCTGCGCAAGGGAGGAACCGCTGCGCGTGCTGTATTGGGCTTGTGAGGACGATTACGACGAGCTTTGGCGCAGGCTGACCGGCATTAGCATTGCGGCGAAGGTTCCACTTGCCGATGTCAAGACCATGTTTGTCGATGCTCGTGCAGGTTTGGAAAATGAGCTTTACACGCTGGCGTATGGGGCTGGCGTATGGACTCCGCAAAAGGAAATCCTGTATCAGCAAGTCAATGATTACAAAGCCGATATCCTGATTTTGGATAACGTGGCGCATCTTTACAGCGCAGGCGAGAACAACCGCCCCGCTGTTACTGCATTTATTAATGGAATCATCGGTTTGTGCATGGATAGGCCGTTTTGCCCGATCATGCTGGCGCACCCGGCAAAGGCTGACGGTAGCGAATACTCCGGCTCAACGGCATGGGAAAACGCGGTGCGAATGCGTTGGTTTTTGTCCGATAAATTGCCTGATCAAAAGTCGGATGATGATGAACAACCCTCTGATTCAATGCGATTTTTATCAAAGCGCAAGACTAATTACACGACATTGGATTACATGCAATTGAATATCGAGCAGGGCGCTTTCCATAACGTGTCAGGCGAGATATCGGACGGCGGTAACATGATGGCCTCGTTGCGGATTTTGCGGTGCAAGAGCATTGTTTTGGCCTCAATTCCGCGCATAGCAGACTCAGGGCGCATTAGCAGCGATGTGTTTGGGTCAAACTACCTCCCGAAGCAGATCATCGCTCAGGGCTGGCATGAAGGGCACAGTAAGGCCGAGCTGCACAAGGCAATGATGGAATTGTTTGGTGAGGGCCGGTTGTTAAAAGTTGAAGTCGGTAAGGATTCTGCTCGTCGCCCACGTATCGGTTTGGTGGTTGTTCCGACCTGATGAAGCGTTTAGCACAAGCCCGAACCTACAATCCTATGCACACACCCACACACGCACACACACAACCCCCTATTACTAGGGGATTGTAGCGTGTGTGCAACGGGGTTTGTAGCGGGTTTGTAGCAAGGAATGTAGCAGGGTTTGTAGCAAATACCACAATATGAAATAGTTGTTAGCAGTCACTAACCCCGCAAAAGTCAGTAAACACTAACCAAATCCTGCGGGCATCAAATTTCACAATGTAAAATTATGTTGGTATTCACTAACAATACGTTTCACGTGGAACCTGCAAATATCCCTTGACACCGCCGAAGTTAGTATTCACTATTCGCGCAAATTAATGACTTAGGCGTTTCTACAACATGGCTGGTGGCGCTCCTGAGGGAAATAATAATTCCGCGAAAGGAAAGCGCTTTCACAAGGCGGTTGAGCGCGTTTTGGCTCGAAAATACGGCGATGTTGATAAGGGTTATGAAGCGCTAGCAAAGATTTACATTGATACAGCAGAATCTGGAAATGAAAAGGTTTTGCTTGATGTCATTGACCGCTCTGACGGCAAAGCATCGCAATCAATTGATTTTACTGGCGATATAACCAACCGCGCCGCAGGAATGTCCGACGACGCCCTTGCGGAGATTGCCAATGCTGGCAACCGCGATCAGACCTGAACAGGCGGCATCAATTCTGCTTGACCGGCGCAACTGTCGCCGCAGTCTTGAAGCCTTTGCATCTCGCGTTCCGGTTCCCGGCTCGCCCTTGCAGGACGTTGACGATAACGCCCGCATCCCGTTGATTGAAACCGACCAAGCGAAACACCATCGCATGATTCTGCGCGAGATGCAGACCTGCATGGAAACGCGGCATGGTCGATTGATGATTATGGCCCCCCCCGGTAGCGCCAAATCGACGTATGCGAGCGTGGTTGCCCCGGTATGGCGTCTTGGCACGTTGCCAGATCAGCGAATCATCCTAGCATCGTATGGCGACGATCTGGCCCGCAAACATGGCCGACGCACGCGGCAGTTATTGCGCGAGCCGGAGACAACGGCAATTCTGCAATGCTCGCTTGACCCTGAATCCCGCGCTGCTGACGAATTCGGGCTAACGAATGGCAGCGAATACATCGCCTGCGGCATCATGGGTGGCGTCACCGGCAACCGGGCGCACGTTCTCATTATTGACGACCCGGTAAAGGGGCGGCAGGAAGCCGACTCCGAAGTTATTCGCAATCGGATATGGGATGCGTATCAGGATGACCTGCTGACGCGCTTAATTCCGGGCGGTTCGGTCATCATCATCAATACGCGCTGGCATGAGGACGATATTTGCGGGCGCATCTTGCCGCAGGAATGGGCGGGCGAATCCGGCGACATCAAATGCAAGGACGGCAATACGTGGCGCGTGCTGTGCCTGCAAGCGGAGTGTGAAACCGATACTGACCCGCTTGGACGCAAGCCCGGCGAAATGCTCTGGCCTGAATGGTTTGATGAGCGCCACTGGTCGCAGTTCCGGTTGAATCGCCGCACATGGTCAAGCCTATATCAGCAGCGCCCTGCACCCGATGACGGCATCCTGTTCCGCAAGGATGACATGGCGATTTACGACAAGCGCCCGCAGGACTTGATGATTATCGGCGCATCGGATTACGCGGTATCGCCGGATGAGGGCGACTGGACAGAACACGGCATTGCAGGCGTGGCGCAAGACGGCAGCATTTACCTGCTCGACTGGTGGCGCGGTCGCACTGGCCCTGAAGAATGGATTGAGCGCAAGCTGGATATGATTATTAAGCATCGCCCGCTTGCGTGGTTCGGTGAAATGGGGCCGATACGCCGCGCAACGGAAGGGCGGATTAAGCAGCGCATGATTGAGCGCAACGCGCAGTGCCGTCTTGAATGGTTGCCGCACATTGGCGACAAAGCAACCAAGGCGCAGTCAATCATTGCAACCGCTGGCATGGGCCGCTTGTGGTGGCCGCGTGCTGCATGGGTTTCGGAATTGCAGCGCCAGTGCCTTGTATTCCCCGCAGGTTCACCGGATGACGGCGTTGATACGTTGGGCCTCATTGGTCGCGGTGCGGATAGCATCGGGCGCAAAAAAGCCAAGCCGATGACCGCCGACGACTTCCGCCCCTCAGTAGCAGGATACGCAGCGTAAATGGCACAGCAAACAGTCACCGGAACCGCCGAAGCTCTCAGTCACATTGCCGACGAGGGGCTTGAGACGTATCCCGAGGAAAACGAAAAGCCTGAGATTCACGCTGCCGAGATATGTGAGGAAGCCGCCGACCGCCGAAAACGCGCACTTGAGGCCGATCAGCAGAACCGGGAAAACGCACGGTCTGATTTTAAGTTCGTTTATTCGCCCGGTGAGCAGTGGACTGAGGGCGTGCGGCAACGGCGCAAGAATTGGGACGAGCCGTGCCTTGAGTTCAACCAGATGCAGCAATTCGTTAATCAGGTGGTGGGCGACGAGCGGCAGAATAAGCCTGCAATTCTGGTGCATCCCGCAAGCGGCGAGGCATCCAAGGAAGTCGCTGAGATTCAACAGGGCATCATTCGCAGCATCGAATACGAGTGCAATGCCGAGGCCGCATACGACAACGGCTTTCAGGGCGCGGTAGTCGGCGGTCGCGGCTGGTGGCGCGTATGCACGGAATACGTGCAATGCTCATCGACGGAGCAAGACCTCAAAAAGCTGTTTAATCAGAAAATCTGCATCAAGCCGATTCTTGACGCGCTGGCTGTGATTGCCGATCTGGACTATCAGCAGCCCGACGCGTCAGACCGCAATTTCCTGTTTGTCGATGAGATCATTCCGAAGGCGGATTTTGAGAAACGCTATCCAGACGCCGAACCCACATCTTGGGAGGAAATCACCGACGAGTGGAAAGAGGGCAAGGACTCGATTATCGTCAGTGACTACTATCGCCGTGTGCCGACGAAGCGCACGCTGGTGGCGATGTCTGACGGCGCGATTGGCTGGAAAGACGAAATGCCGAAGCCGCCGAAAGGCGTGCGCGTTGTGCGCGAGCGTGAGTGCGAAACCTACACGGTCGAGTGTCACAAAATCGCGGGCGGTCAGCAGATTCTGGAGTCATACGAGATACCCGGCGAGATTATCCCGGTAATCCAGACCACCGGCTATGACGTTCTCATGGACGGCAAGCGCATGTATCAGGGGCTTGTGCGCCCTGCTCGTGACGCGCAGACCATGTTCAACTTCGGCATGACCGCGCAGGCAATTCACTTGGCATTGACGCCGCGTGCGCCGTGGGTTGCGCCGAAAGAGGCGATTGAGGATTACAAGGACATTTGGAAAAACGCCAACACCGTCAATTACAGTGTGTTGCCGTATAAGCACAAAGACGACGCAGGCAACGAAATCCCGCGCCCGACGCGCACCGAACCGTCCATGCCGGATGCGGGCTGGATTAACTGGTGCAATACGATGCAGGGCGTGATGCGCTCGACGATTGGCATGTATCAGAACTCGCTGGGGCAGCAAGGCACGGAGACTTCGGGCCGTGCGATTATTGCGCGTGAAAAGCAGGGCGACACGGGAACATTCCATTTTGTCGATAACCAGCACCGCGCCATTGCGCTGACGGGTCGAATTATCCAGTCATGGATTCCGGTCTATTACGACACCGAGCAGATTGTGCAGATCATCGGGCCGGACGACACACGCAAGATGGTCACGATCAATCAAAGCACGCCGAATCCGTCGAATCCGCTTGAGGCCATCCGGTTGAACGATGTCACCAAGGGCCAATACGCCACGGTGGTGGAGGCTGGGCCGGGATATGCGACGAAGCGGCAGGAAACATCGGACAAACTTATGCAACTGGTGCAGTCCTTCCCGCCAGTGGCGCAGGTTGCGGGCGATCTGGTTGTGAAATCGCTGGACGTTGCCGATGCTGACATTATCGCCGAACGTCTGAAACTCGCGCTGCCGCCGCCGATTCAGCAAGCCATTGCCGCGAAAGAGCAGGACGGCGGCAAGATGCCTGACCCGGCGACTATGATGAAGATGCAGCAGATGGGGCAGCGGTTACAGCAGGCCGAGGGCGCGTTGCAGGAATTGCAGCAGCGCAATCAGGAATTGGAATCGGGCGCGGCCACTGAGCAGGCCAAATTGCAGGTTAAGGCGCAGGGTGAGGAGCAGGACCGTATGCTGAAACTGCGGGCAGACGATCAAGAATATCAACTGGCGCGTGAACGCATGGAGCGCGAGGACCGGCTTAAACGCGAGGCCGCAGACCGCGACGCCGCAACCAAGAAATGGATTGCCGAGCGCGACAACGAGACGAAGCTGGAAATCGCGGCCATGAACAAATCGACCGACATCAGGATTGCACAGATGCAGCCTGCGCCGACCACAGATAACGCACAACCATCGTGAAGGAATAGATCATGAGTTCATGGGCACCAGCAGAAGATACGACATATCCCGGCGATACCGTGGCTTATACCGGCACGGCGGGAACGACAAACGCGGCATGGGCGAAAGGGCCGAGTAAGGTTTTGGTGACTGCGACTAGCTCCGCTTACGTAAAAGTGGTCAACGCATCGGATGGCGTGGCGACCGCATCGTCGCAGATGATTCCGGCGAATACCCCGATCATTCTTACCGTGCCGCCGTCCTATCAGGCGTTTTGGGTATCCGCGGTGCAAGTCGCAGCAGGTGGCGACGTTTACGCGAAGCCGGGCGAACTGGTGCCGTAATGTTCCCCACGTTCCGCGACAGCGGCCCGTTCCTGAACCTGCTCCCGTTTCCTACGGGCGGCGGTAGCAGCGTCACGGTCACGCCGGGAACGCCTAGCGTTGTCGGCACAGAGATCACATTCCCGGCGACTTCTGACCGTTCGCTGGTCGGCGCGCTGTATGGCGTTGAATTCGGCATTGGCGTTGGCGCTGGCTATGTGTGGTCTGAATCGGTAGCGGGTGCCGCGTCATCGCAGACAATCACGATTGACATCGCCACGTATGGCGGCGCGACCAGAAGCACAGTCAATGCGCGGATTTATTACAATCTCGACGTTCTGGATGATCCTAGCACCCGCGTCTATTCCGCCATGCTCGCGCCTATCGTTGTGAGTGCATCCGAGACAGGCACGACCACAGAAGGCCAAACGCTCACGGGTGCGAACGGCATCATCGTCGGCGGCTATCAAATGACGCTCTCGCAATCGTGGTCAGCGTGTAACACGGCGGGAACGTCATGCACGCCCATTAGCGCGGGCACGGCGACGACTTACGTGCTGACCGCATCCGAAGTAGGCGACACGATCAAATACACCAAGACGGCGACGAATACAGCGGGGAGTGGTTCGGCTACAAGTGCCGCGAGTGCGGTTGTGGCCGGTTCTGGAGACCCTTACTGGACAAGCGTTGTATTGTTGGCTGGTAATGAAGAAGCCGCAAACGGGTCAACCTCGTTCACAGACCAGTCGAATAATGCGTTTACGCTGACTCGCGGCGGAACTGCCGATTGGAGCAACACATCGCCGCCGACTGGTTTGACGACAACGATCAGCGTCGCAGACGGCTCTAGTGGGGTATCGGCCGCGGATAATACGGCTTTGGACTTCGGTTCAGGCGACTTTACGATTGAAGGTTTTGTAAATCTTGGCAATGCCGGTAGTCGCTGCATTATCGCAAAAGGGGCTGACAGCGCAGGCAATCGTGAGTGGTGGATTCAAACCAATTTCGGCGGAGAAATTGGTTTTAGCGCGTCAAGCGATGGCACAAGTCTGGATATTGCAAATAACAAGGCACTCAAAGCAACGTGGACAACTGGACAGTGGTATCACTTCGCGGTATGCCGTTCGACAAATACTTGGTATGCGTTCCTTGACGGCGTTCAAGGCTCTACGTGGTCAAGTTCATCTGGGATATTCAATGGCAGCAGCAACGTCACTCTAGGCGCGTTCTCAGGGCTTGCTACTGGTTTGATTGGCAGTTACATCGCGAGCGTTCGTTTAACCAAAGGCGTTGCGCGTTACACCGCGAACTTTACGCCGCCTGACTTGCCGTTACTGAGTTCATAATGGCCGCCCCAATCCCAAGCGTTGACGTAACCCCGGCAACCAGCGGAAAGCTGCCGTTCGGCGTGTTCTTTGACGCAACCGGCACGACTACGGACCTGACAAACGACTTTCGCGACCCGTTTTATATGTGGAATTTCGGGGATTCTGATGCTGGTTCATGGGATAACGGGGCGAATACTTCGCAGTCCAAGAACTTCGCAACAGGTGCAATTGCCTCTCATGTTTATGAGAATGCGGGAACCTATACGTGGACGCTGATTGTCTATGACGGCACGACCGCCGTATCGTATAGCGATACGATAACCGTCAGCGATTGGGCGAATGATTCCAATACCATCTGCGTCGGAAATGTGCTGCCGGTCGCCGGTGTGGGCGGAGTGCCAAGCAATGCAACCTGCGTGGCTTCATCAGACTTTTACGATGCGCTGTCAACGTATTTGGCAGACGGTAAGCGCGTTTTATTCAACCGTGGCGATACATTCACTCAGGATACAGAGTTCCAGTTTGGCACGATAACAGGCGCTTACGTTGGCGCGTATGGTTCTGGCGCTAAACCACTTATTGACAAGGCGACCGGTATTTTCGTGTTCCGGTTCGCATCGACTGCGAGCGATATCAAAATTGTTGATCTGCAAGCTGCTGGACAGGGCATTACTGACCTGAGATATCTCATCAATCAGGACAACACCGGAACCGCATCCGATGTGGTGATTCTGCGCTGCGATGTGACGTATATGGGATTGACCACAACGCAGGACGGCACAAACGGATTCTTTACAAATTACTTCATGCAGGACTGCACCGCATCGCAGACCACGGGCAACGTGACGTATTTCCGTGGCATTAAGTCGGCAATCATGGGCGGAAACTTCGGGCCGTATGCAGTCGGCTCCGTTGCTGAACACATTATCCGCGTGCAGCAGGCAAAAAAGATGGTCATTGCGAACAACACGATGACGCAGCCGGGCATCGGCTCTGGCGGCAAGCATTGCCTGACGATTCGCGCCAAAACCTACGTTACGACCGATGACGACACGCAATACATTTTGGCGACCGGAAACAAATTGGACGCCGGGACGACAAGCCAGCAGATATCTACAGTATCGCCATCAGCCGATTCTCAAGACGAGCATATCTATGATGTAATTTTGGAGCGCAATTGGTATGTATATGGTGCCGTGGCACAACTTGGCCTGAAAATTTCTGCCGTGCGCGTAACGGTTCGCAATAATATTTTCCAAATGTCTGGTGGAGCGGACCCGACAGGGATCAATGTTTACAACGAGAATATCAATTGGTCCGGCCAAGGCGGAACCGATAACTTCCCGACTCCCACTGATAACTGGTTTCTAAATAACACCATTTATTCGTCAGATTCGACTACGGCAATCGGTATCACAATCGGCAACTTTAACGGATGGGATAATGGCGTAACAAATACCGTTGTCGGGAATAACCTGTATTACACGCCGCTGGATGCAAGTCCAGACTTCCTGTTTGAATCTGCGGGAAAATCAACCGGAACCACAGGCGCGGCAGGAACAAACGGCAACAGCAGCGACGTTCAGGGAAATACGGACCCATTCGTTACCGCGCCGACAACGCCGCTGACGTTCGTCGTATCCGCATCGGCATACGCAGCAGACGGTGGCGTCGCACAATTCCCGGCGCAGCAATCGGATTTTTTCAACGCCTTCGATAAATCAGGCGACAACCGAATGGGTGCGATTGTGCAGAATGGCGAGCAGCAGATTAAAGGGGTAGCCGCATAATGGCCGCTGAAAAAGTGGATCTAAAAGACCGCAAGCGCACCACAAGCACGCTTAAATCGTGGCTGGATGACGTTGCCAAATACGACCGCGAGTTTAAAAAGTGGGAATGGCGCGTCGAGAAAATCACGAAGCGATACCGCGATGACTTCCGCAACAGCGGGCAAGGTTACGCGATGTCCAAGTTCAATATTCTCTGGTCGAATGTGCAGACATTGAGCGCGGCGACGTTCGCCAAGATGCCGAAGCCTGACGTATCGCGCCGATTTCGTGATAACGACCCGACAGGGCGCGTGGCCTCGCTGATTCTGGAACGTGCGCTGGATTACGAGATTCAGCACTACACGGATTATCGGTCTAATCTTAAAAGCGGCGTGCAAGATCGATTCTTGGGCGGTCGCGCTACGTCATGGGTTCGCTATGAACCACATTTCATGGCGCAGCAAATTGGACAGCCTACGGATGGGTTGCAGATCACTGATGACGTTGACGAGGGCGATGAGGAATTGGATTACGAATGCGCCGCCGTTGACTATGTGCATTATCTCGATTTCGGGCATTCGGTAGCGCGGACATGGGAGGAAGTCAATCGCGTGTGGCGCAAGGTCTACATGACCAAAGAGGCGCTGGTGGAACGCTTTGGCGAGGAAACCGCCAAGATGATTCCGATGGATGCAAAGATTGCCGGTGAGCAAGACCGATACGCGGACATGGCGGGCATGGATGCGCTGGAACGTGGCTGCATCTATGAGGGTTGGGATAAGTCCAAGAAAAAGGCGGTATGGTTCACAAAAGGCGTTAAGGATTTTCTGGACGAGCGCGACGACCCGTTGGGACTGGAGGAATTCTTCCCCTGCCCGCGTCCGATGTTGGCGACAGTCACTAACGATACGCTGGTGCCGATTCCTGACTTCACGCTATATCAAGACCAAGCGAATGAGCTTGATATTCTGGCAGACCGTATCGACGGGCTGGTGAAAGCGCTTCAAGTCAAGGGCG